GGTTTCGGCCGAGTCCTCGGTCCCGACGTTTACGGCCGTGATTTTCCTTTGGGTCGAGAGCTCGCCGGATTCGACGATCCCGACGTTTAGGCGCCTGGACGTCGATCCATCGGTCGCCATGAGAGCTCCGATTGATACTTTTCCGGTCCATCCGACGGCGAGGGATCCAGAGAAAACGACTTTACCGAATCCGAGGTCGTTCTCGGTTACGCCGTCGGCGGTAACGGCGACGCCGGTCCCGGTGAGTTCGTTTTTCGTGTCCTCCGACGTGATATCGATCGTCGAGGCCGACGCCGCGGTTAACGTGTAAACGCCGGCGACGGCCTTCCCGTTTCGGTCATAACTCGCCGATATTATCGGGGTGTTTACGGTGTTCTCCCATCGGAGGAGGAGGTCGGAGTCGGGGTCCGACGGGGCGGCGGCGTCGCGGAGCATAATTTCGGAGCTCATTACGTAATTTCCTCCTGGACGGCGAGTTCCATTTCGACTCGTTGGTAACGGAGTCCAGTCGGGGCGCCGTCGGGATAGTGTCCGATAATCGGGTCGAATAGGATCCGGTTAATCGTTACGGTGTAGGTCGTCGAAACACCGATCGTCCATTTCGCGGTTAACGGGCCGGCGGTATTCGCGAGGGTCCGGAGGATATCGGCTTTCGTGTCGGTCAATTGTTCGAGGGCGAGTTCGACGAGCCATTCGCCGGTTTCCTGGGTATATTCGACGGTTATCGGTTTCCCGGTTATCGATTTAATCGATCCGCGGGCGGGGCCGGAACGGTTGTAGCGGTTAAAGTGGCGCGGTTCACGGTCGAGGAGGACTTGGGTCGCGTCGCGTTCGAATCCGACTTGGTCGTTTGTAAATGCCACGAGCTCCCCCCGTTACGGTAGAGTTCCGGCGGTCCACGGTTGGAGGCCGGCTTCCTCTAGTTGTCGCTGCATCCATTCGGTGTCGATTTCGGGCCGGAGGGGGTTGTCCTTTATCCATTGTTGGAGGTTGTTGTAATGGGTTTTCGCCTCCTCGGTTCCCTCCTCGACTCCTTTTCCGAATCCGCCTTTGAGGGAGTCTTTGATTTCCTCGCCTCCGCGGGTGATCGAAATAACGGATTCGTTGATCGCGGTTTTCGCGGCTTCGCCTGTCTTTACGATTTCGTCCTTTACGCCGGCGGCGCCTTCCTTCGCTTTTTTCAGTGGTTCGAGGAGTTTATCCGCCTGGGTGTTAAGTCCCTGGGCGGCGAGTTTCGCCTCGGTCGCTTTGATTGCGATTCCACCGATCGCGACGTCGATCGCGTCGAGGGCGGCATTCCCGGCGGCTTGGGCTGCGGGGTTGATTTTGTTAAACGGGATTTCCATCCATGCGACGACGAGTCCGCGGATTTTCCCGAGGATCCGGGCGATCGCCTGTCCCGCGGCGGCGGCGAAATCGTACCATCCTGCCGACATTCTCAGAAGGGCGGCGCCGAGGACTCGGCCGATTGTATCGACGACTTTTAACGTCGCTTTTTCGAGTCCCTTCCATGCGGCCGGCCAATCGGAATTTAGGACGTTGAGAAAAAATTCAACGACTCCGAGGACGGCCTCTAGGGATCCGATAATCAAGTGTTTCGCGACGAGCCAACCACGGCGGACGTAACGGAGGATCGTTTCGCCGTGGTCCTGCCATAGTTGGTTAATCCGGGCGACGACTTTTTCGATCATCTCCCGGATTATCGGCCACGTTCGGACGGCGAAATCCTTTATCACGGTCCAGGCTTCGAGGACGAGGCTTTTCATTTCTTCGAACGCCGGCCGGAAAAAGTCGCGGAGTTTAGCGAGGCCGGTTTTTATCGCTTCCCAATTCTTCGTAACGATAACGGCGCCGACGGCGATTTTCGCGGTCCAGACGATCCACGAGGCCGATATCGCGGCGATCCCGGACGCGATCAATCCGATCGCCACGAGGACGGGGCCGGCGACGGCCGCGATCCCGGCGATCGCGAGGATAAATTTTTGGACTCTTGGATCGAGGTTCGAAAATGCGGTCGTCGCTTTTTCGATCCATTCTCCGAGTTTTTGGACGGCCGGAACGAGGATCGGGAGGATCGCGTTTCCGAGGGTAATCGCCGAGGTTTGTAATTGGGCGAAAATTTGGTTGAGTTTGTGTCCAGGACGGGAGGCGACGTAATCGACGGCCGGTCCGAGGTCTTCGCCGGTTACCTCGGCGAGTTGTCGGAATATCTCGATATTCTGTTCGGCCGACTTCCCGACGATTCCGAATAGTCCGCGGAGGGCGCGGACGTTCCCGAATACCTGGGCGGCGGCGTCCTCGTTCCCTTCGAATTTCTCTTTTAATTGGACGAGGAGGCCGATCAATCCTTTTTCTTTGAGGGTCGCTCGGATTTCGTCGAGGGAGGTTCCTACGCCTTTCAATCCTTTACGGGTTTTGATACTGCCTTTTTGAATTGTTGACAAAATGGCGGATAGGTTCGTAACGGTCACTTCCGCCGGCGTCCCGGCGAGGGTCATCGACGCGATCGCGGCGGCGACTTCGTGGAACGCGACGTCCATTTCGGCGGCGACGCCGACGACATTCCCGAGGACGGGGGCGATCGAGTCGGCCTCGGCCTTTCCGAGTTGGACGGCGCCGCGGAGGATCGCGGTCGCGTCGGCCGCGGATAGGTTCGCTTTTCCATAGGCGTTAATCGCCGAGGTTACGGCGTCGGCGACGACGGTCGTTTCGCCGAGGCCGATCGCCGATCCCTGGGCGGCGAGGGTTAGGACGTCGATCGCTTCGGCGCCTCGGAAGCTCGCCGAGGTAACGAGAAATAGGGCGTTCGCGAGCTCCGTCGGGGTCTTCCCGAGGGCCGGTCCGAGTTTTAGGAGCTCGGTCCTCCATTCGTTTACCTGTTCCTCGCCGACTCCGACGAGGGTGATTATTTTCGTCATCGCCGTATCAAAGTCGAGGCTCATTTTCACGGCCGCGGATCCGGCGGCGATCATCGGAACGGTTAACGCCGAGGTCATTCGCCGGCCGTTACGATCCGCGGATCGGCCGAAATTCCGGAGTTTCCGTTGGGCTTTATCCAGTCCGGACGCGAAATCTCGGGAGGTCAATCCGAGGATTACGTTTAGGCGGGCGAGGGTCGCCATTGTCGGCTATTCCTTTCCGGCGTATGCGGTTTTCATGGCGGCGATCATTTCTTCCTGTGATTTCTTCCGGAGCTCCGGATCGTCCTCCGGCGTTGGTGGATCGGCGAGGATTTCGGCGGTCCCTCGGATGTCCCGGTGAATTACGAAATCCGCGGGGTCCGCTGGTTGTTCGTTACTTCCCGAAAATCCGAGGATAACGTTTTGGAGCATCGAGGCGACAATCCCGGATCGGAAGTCGGCGCGGACGTCTCCGAATGGTTCGTTTCCGTAATAGGCGAGCCATTCGCTAAACTCCGCGGACGTGATACGGCTTTGGAGCTCCTGGACGGGCGTCCCGAGGGCGAGGGCGAGAACAAACCAAAATCGTCTCTCGGGGCGCCTTTTCAGTTTCCCGCTAATTCCTCGATATCGTCGGCCGTAATTCGCGAAAGTTTCGCGGCCGAGTCGAAAACGCGGGACAATGCCGCGGCGGATAGTTTCCCGAGGGCGAGGACGTCCTCGTTCGAGAAAATGCGAGCTCCTCGGCCGTCGATACAGGAAAGCGCGACGAGGCGAGCTCGGGCGTTATCCATCGTTAGGTCGGTCGATTTGTCGTCCTGCATTTTCACGAGGCCGGCCTCGTAATCGTCCCTTTCGGCGCCGGTCATTTCCCGGACGCGGACGGTTCCCCCCCATTCGGGGACTTTCACGAGCTCCGATCGGAGGGAGGTTTTCGCGAGGATCGCCTCGCGGGTTAGGAGAGTCGGGGCCTTCGGTGCGGTTGTGTTTTCGTCCATTTGACGGTTATCCCTTCCTGTTTAGGTTTCTGATTTCGTCGTGGAGTGTTTTCCGGGCGATCGAAACCGATTGGTCCCTCCGGTTATCGAACGCCGGCCGGAGGAACGGTTTCGCTTTGGCGCCTGGGTGTTTTACCCTGCGTTTCCTTTTTTCGTGTTTGAGTTTTCGCGTTTGGTAGTGGGGTTTCGTCCCGAGTTCGACGAGGTGGGCGTAACGTTCCCTCGATTCGACTCGGCCGGTTCCGCCGAAACGACGGACGGAAACGTAAGTCCGAATCGATCGTTTTAGCTCCCCGGATTTGACGGGAACGAGGGATTTCGCCTCGGCGCGGATCGGGGCGCCGGCTCGCCGGAGGACTTTTTGTGTCACTCGTTTTTTTGTCAAACGTTCGAGGCGTTCGAGGGCGCGGAGGGCCTCTCGATCATCGACGGAAAGCGTTATCGCTCCCTGGACGAACGAACGTCCAGGGGCGCGTTTAGTTGGGCCTCGCCATCCCATCGGCTACCACGTAACGGCGCCGGAGATTGAAAACGTCCCGGCCATTACCTGGGCGTCGCCGACGGGGAGTCTCATCGTATAGGCGAAAGTCGCGGCGAGGTGTCCGACGGTCGATTGGACGTCGGGGAAACGAATCTCGAAATTCGTCGGCGCTGCGACTCCCATTTTGTCGCGGAGGGCGATGTGCATCGGTTCGCCGGCGTCGAAATGGAATTCCGTCGTCAATTCGCCGTCGGCGCCGAGTCCCTGAAGGTATTCCCTCGCCGCGGAGTCATGGTTCGTAACGTCCACTTTCTCCGGTTGGGGCGGGGTAAATTCGATGTCTCCCGGTCCCGGAATTTTTGTAAATACTTCGGTGGGGGTCGCTCCGTCTCCCATCCAAATTTCGGCACCATGTGCGAGTACGGCCATTTTTCACTCCTTTGATTTTTGGTCGGTCGGTCGGTCGGTCGCGAGTTGGAGGGTTTACGGGATTCGGAGGACGCCGAGTTCGACGGTCGCGTCGGAAACGTCGATATAGAGTTTTGAGTCGGACTGCCTCCATCCGGAGGTCGGGAACGGGCCGAAAATCGCGGTTTCGCCGGCGGCGAGGGAATAGGCCGCGATCGATCCCGTTCGGCCGAATTCGTCGGGGGCGGCGGTAAATGTCACGGTCTGAGCTCCTACGTCGGTGTTAACGACGACGACGAGGTCGTTTCCGGTGCAATCGACGTCGTTCCCGTCTACGTCGTCGCCGGCTTCGGTCGCGAGGTCGGCCTCGTCCGCGGCGACGGTCGTATGCTGGTTTGCGAGTTGGCGGATCGATGCGGTCGTGATAGGGGTTCGGGCCATTTCTTACTCCTTAGCTTTTACCATCGCGTCGAGGGTGATTTCCCATCCCTCGGCGTCGGGGGTCCATCCGAGATCGAGCTCGTTATCGACGGCGATTATCGCGATTCCGTCGGTTCCGACTCCCCCCGTTCGGCCGTGGATCCTGGAACGGATCGAACGGGCGAGGGCGAGGGCCTCGGGGTGTGTGTCGGCGTGTGCGGTGATTTGGATTCGGGCCTCGATTAGATCGACGGGGCCGTCGTGATTGAGGACGCGATTCGTCGAAATTCGCCGATATACGATCGCCGGCCGGTCTACCCTTTCGGGCAGATACGCCGGATATACCGGAGCTAGGTCGGCGAGTAGGGCGACGATCGCTTCCTCAATCATTACCGAATCTCCGCGACGAATAATTCGAGTTCACGGCGCCGGCCTTTTAAGTCGGCGACGTGTTGGATATCGAACGTCCTCCCGTCGAATAGGGCTCGCCATTCGGGGCGGACGTCCGGACGATACCGGATTTTGATTTTCGCGTTTAACTCGCTGTGGGCTTCCTGGGCGGCGAGGTATTCGCGTCCTCGGACTTCGAGGAGCTCCCCCCAAACGGTCGCGACGGGGATCCAATTATCGATATTCGATCCGTCGGTCGCCTGGGTCGGCTCGTTCCGTTCGAGGGTAATCCGGTGACGGTAACGGCCAATCATGGGTCGAGGTTTCCGTCGTGGATTTTCTCGGTCCAGAGGATATTTTCGATCGCTTTCGTCGTGTTCACGTTAAGACCGAGGACGATCGTTTCCCGGTTTTCGTAGAGGTCGCCGAGGGCGAGTTTTACGGCCTCCCGGAATTTTTCGGGGACGTCGGTCGGGTCGTCTCCGAAACCGGCTTTCCATTGGATTTCGACGGCCGAAAATCGGATCTCGGTCGCCGGCCACGAGCTCCCGACGGAGGGCCGGAGGCGGGCGGGCGCGGAATAGGGATCGAATTCGTAATCGGCGGGGTCGAGTGTTTGTTGGACGCCGTCGGCGTCGTAATAGGTGATCGAAACGAGTTCGGTCGCCGGCGGAAACGGGAGGAGGATCAATCCGCCGGAGGCGGACGGAAATTCGTCGAGGGTCGCGGCGAGGGTCCGAGTAATGAGGGCTCGGCCGTAAATGTCTTCGAGGTGTTCACGGGCGCCGGTGATTTTCGTTCGGATTAGGCCGTCCTCGTCCGCGTGATCGACGCGGAGGTGTAGTTTCGCCTCGGCGAGTGGGATCGGCTCGACGGCCGGCGCGTTAATGGTTCGGACGTTCATCGCGTCCCCCCGTTCCGGTTACTTCGCCGGCGCCTTGGGAGGCCGGCCGGCGACTCGGCCGGCGGCT